AAGAAGTCCCGGCTCTCGTCCGTTTGTCCACTGACCCCCTACCCCATCCGAGGAGGCTCGCCGTGGCTTCGTTGCGGGATGCGTTCGATGCGTCGGTGAAGGCGAACCGTCAGCTCGGCCCGGTGGATGACGCGCTGGTGGAGGCTGGTCGGAAGATCGCCGCCGAGATTGACCATGCGGTGGAGAACCTGTCGGGTGGCGAGCGGACGAAGGCGCTGTATCTGACGCCGCATCTGATGAACGTGCTGAAGGAGATGCTGGCGACGCCGGCGGCTCGGCATGCGGTGGGCCTGGCGAATGTGGAGGTCACTGGTGGCAAGCTCAGCCAGCTCCGTCCTCTCAAGACCAGCAAGTCGGCGTGATCGGCTGCTCGGTTCGGAGTTCCCTCGGATCTTCACCCCGCCGCTGCGGGAGCTGACCGAGGAGACGACGCTCGGCTTCGACGCGATCGCGTTCGCGGAGCAGGTGTGCGGCATCCGCTTGTATCCCTGGCAGCGGTGGCTGTTGAAGGCGTCGCTGGAACTTGACCCTGCGTTGACGGTGTCGACGATGCACAAGCGTGGACGGCTGGACCCGTTGTTCCGGTTCCGCAAGGTGATCGTGCTGGTGGCTCGGCAGAACGGCAAGTCCACCCTCTCGCAGGTTCTGGCGCTGTTCTTCATGTACCAGTTGGGCACGGGCCTTGTGCTGGGGACGGCGCAGGATCTGGACACTGCGGAAGAGGTTTGGGACGGTGCCCTCGAGATCATCGAGGAAACACCGGACCTTGCGGAGCTTGCGGCTAAGCCTGTGAAGGCTGCCGGCAAGAAGGCGATCGTGCTCAAGACTGGCGAGCGGTACAAGGTGAAGGCCGCGAACCGCCGCGCTGGTCGTGGCCTGTCTGGTGACCTGATCCTGCTGGACGAGCTGCGTGAGCATCAGTCCTGGGATGCTTGGGGCGCGATCACGAAGACGACGATGGCTCGCCCGGCGGCGCAGATATGGGCGCTGTCGAACGCGGGCGATGTGACTTCGGTGGTGCTGCGGTATCTGCGGAAGCAGGCGCACGCTGCGCTGGGTGACCCTGACGGGTTGAACGCGAACGACGACCCGGCGTCGCTGCTGCCGTCCGAGTCGGAGCTGTCAGGGTTGACGGACCTGGCCGAGGATGCTCCGCTGGACCTCGAGCCGGAGGATCTCGTCGAGGACGTGGACTCGCTCGGCATCTTCGAGTGGTCGGCGCCGCCGATGTGCGATGTGCATGACCGGGCGGGCTGGGCCGCGGCGAACCCGAGCCTCGGTCACGGGATCAGCGAGCGCACCCTGGCGGGCGACGCTGCGGGTGATCCGGAGTGGATCTTCCGCACGGAGTGTCTGTGTCAGTGGTCGGATGCGACGATCGAGGGTCCGTTTCCGCCCGGGTCGTGGGATGCCGGCCAAGAGACCACTTCGGGCCTCGCCTCGGATGCCCCGGTCGGACTGTGCGTGGATGTGTCGTGGGATAGGTCGTGGTCGCATATCGCGTTGAGCGGCACCCGCGAGGACGGCTCGACCTGGGTCGAGGTCGTCGCGTCGAGGCCGGGCACGCATTGGCTGGTGGACTGGCTGACGAGCAGCGATCGGCAGGCGCGCGTCCGCACTGCCCCGGTGGCGTTGCAGGCTGCGGGTGCGCCGGTGTCGAGCCTGGCGGACTCGCTGCGTGAGGCTGGCGTGAACGTGGTGGAGTGGAAGGGCTCGGATCTCGCTACGGCGACGGGCGGGTTCTACGACGCGGTGAAGGACGGCACTGTTCGGCACGGTCCTTGGCCGGCGCTGGACATCGCCGCCGCGACGGCTGTCCCGAAGATGCTCGAGGGTGGCGCGTTCTGGTGGGACCGGAAGCGGTCCCCGGTGGACGTGTCGCCGCTGATCGCTGCGACGGGCGCGGCGTGGCTGGCCCGTATCCGTGAACCTGATTATGACCTGCTTGAGAGTGTCCGGTGAGGGGAACCTATGGGCTGGCGTGAGTGGCTTGGCCTAGCGCCGGCACCATCTGAGGTTCGGACGTTGACGGGCGCGTCGGTTCCGTGGGCGGAGCCGTTCACGCCGTTCAACCAGATACCGTCGCTGCCGTTGACGGCGACGAACGTGTCGAACGCGACAGCGCTGTCGTTGGGTTCCGTGTTCGCTGCGAACCGGCTCCTGGCGCAGTCCATCTCCACGCTGCCGTTGAAGGCGTATCGCCGCGTCGGCGACGGCAGGCAGCCGATGGGGTCGCTGCCGGTGCTGTTCGACTCGATGGTCACCGATGGCACGCTCGTGCCGTGGCTTTACCGCTGCGTGACGTCCCTCGGGCTCCGAGGCAACGCTTACGGGCTGATCGTGTCCCGCGACGGCTACGGCTTCCCGACTCAGATCGAATGGCTCGACCCGGCTGTGGTGTCCGTGGACAGCCGCCCCGGCAAGACGGGTTGGCTGTGGAATGGGCGGGAGGTCGCCCGCGACGAGCTGGTTCACATCCCGCTGTTCGCGCTCGCCGGGCATCGGATCGGTCAGTCGCCGATCGCGTCCTACGCGCAGACCCTCGGCGTCGGCTTGCAAGCGCAGTCATACGCCTCGGACTGGTTCGCTGGCGGCGGCTTCCCGCCTGGCACGTTCCAGAACAGCGAGAAGGTCGTGGGGCAGGAGGAGGCCGACGCGATCAAGGCGCGCGTGGTCGCAGCCGTGCGGACGCGGTCGCCGCTGGTGTACGGCAAGGACTGGAGTTACAACCCGATCAGCGTCCCTCCCGAGGAGGCGCAGTTCGTGGAGACGATGAAGATGACCACGAACCAGATCGCCGCCATCTACGGCATCCCGCCCGAGATGATCGGCGGCGAGTCCGGCTCGTCGATGACCTACGCGAACGTCGAGCAGCAGCAGATCAACTTCGTGATGTTCACGCTGCGCCCGTGGCTGGTCCTGCTTGAGTCGTCGTTCTCGGCGCTGCTACCTGACCGGCAGTATGTGAAGTTCAACTCCGATGCGCTCATCAGGGCTGACCTGAAGACGCGCTGGGAGGTCAACCAGATCCGCCTCAATGTCGGCGCCGCGAACGTCGACGAGATCCGCGCGCAAGAGGACGAACCGCCGCTGCCCAACGGGCAGGGTCAGAAGTACGGGCCGGCAGCTCTGCCGACCGCACCCGCTATCAACAACCCGTCACAAGAGGGCGCGACGCCCATCAGGAGGATCTCATGACCGACACCGAGCGCCGGTTTACGCCGGGTCAGGTCGAGGTTCGCTCAGCAGACGCAGAGAAGCGCACCATCGGCGGGTATGCCGCGAAGTTCGGGAGGCCGTCACAGAATCTCGGCGGCTTCGTCGAGTTCATCGCGCCGAGCGCGTTCAACCGCGCCCGCGGCAACGACTGGCCAGACGTGCAGGCGCGGTACAACCACGACGACAACATGCTGCTCGGCACCACGAACGCCCGCACGCTGCGGCTGTCCGTGGACGAGACCGGGCTCGTGTACGAGGTTGACGTGCCCCGCGCTCGCGGCGACGTGTACGAACTGGTGCAGCGCGGCGATGTGTCGAAGTCGTCGTTCGCGTTCCGTGTGATCGGCGAGGGCGGCGAGGAGTGGGGTCTGACGGATCAGAACTTCCCGAAGCGGACGCTGCTGTCGCTGGACCTCGTGGACGTCGCCCCGGTGAACGCTCCCGCGTATCTGGACACCTCGACGGCGATCCGGTCGCTGGCGCATCACATGGACGCATCCGAGGATGAGGTTCGCCGGCTCGCTCAGGAGGGCGAGCTGCGCAAGTTCTTCACCCGCACGGACGGGCCCGCGCCGAAGCGCACCCTGTCGGGTGCGGAGGCCCGGCTGATGCTGCTCAAGTCCACGCCTGACCTGTCCGCGTAACCCAAGGCTCCGAGGCTGGCGCTCGGGCGACACCCGCCGCCACCGTCCTCGGTCAAGTAACACCCCGCATCACCCAGCGAGCCCAGGCGAAACCTGCCTCGCGCCCCTTCGAACCATCCACCCTCTTTGAAAGGAGCCTCACATGAGTGAGGTCGTCAAGAGGCTGCAGGAGCGGCGAGCCAACGTCTGGGAAGACGCCAAGAAGCTCGCTGACACTGCAGCCGAAGCGAACCGTGCGTTCAGCGCGGAGGAGCAGTCCACGTGGGACAGCCTCAACGCTGAACTCGACGCGCTCGACAAGCGGGCGCAGGCCATCATCTCCGGTGAGCAGCGCGCCAAGGACACCGAGGACGCGCTCGCCAACCTGAACGGCAAGCCGGCTGTGACCGGTCAGGCCGTCGACCAGCGCGAGGCGCAGGTCGTCACCGAACTGCGGGCGATGCTCCGTGGCACGCAGGGCGCACCACGGTCGGTTGAGGTCAAGCCCAACGGGCCGCTCAACTTCCGTACCCTGTCCAAGCTGACCGCTGCGGCTGGCGCGAACGTGGTGCAGACGTCGTTCTTCGACGAGCTGGTCGCGAACATGATCGAGGTCTCTGCGGTCCTCCAGGCCGGTGTGCGTGTCCTGAACACCACCTCGGGCGAGACCATCCAGGTGCCGAAGACCACGTCGCACTCGACCGCGGCGATCGTGGCTGAGGCTGCGTCGATCGGTGTGTCGGACCCGGCGTTCGGGCAGGCTTCGCTCGGTGCGTTCAAGTACGGCGTCATGGTGCAGTTGTCGCGTGAACTCGTGGACGACTCCACTGTGGACCTGCAGGGGTACCTCGCGATGGAGACGGGTCGGGCGCTCGGTAACGCGTTCGGCGCTCACCTGATCGCCGGCACCGGCACCGGTCAGCCCCGTGGCATCCTCATCGACTCCACGCTGGGTATCACCACCGGCACTGGTGTCGCGGGTGTGCCCACGGCGGACAACCTGATCGACCTGTACTACTCGGTGATCGCCCCGTACCGGAACAGCCCGAGCGCGGCGTACC